TCGTCGGCGCCGGGCTGCGCGCCGGCTCTGATTTCAGTGACGGCTTCTGCCTCATCACCAGCCGATGCTCCTATGAAATGGTGCAGAAGTCGATTGCCGCGGGAATTTCGGTGCTTGTCGCCGTATCGGCGCCGAGTACCCCATAAGCATTCGCATCCGTCTCCTGAAAAGAGAATATGGCTCCTCTCCCGACGGAAATCGCAAACGCACTACCGGGAACGGCAGTGTTGGAAAGTGCGGTGACGGCAAGGCCGAATACCTGCGTCGACTGCCCGAGAATCGCCTCGGAAGTTATACCGATCCCAACCATGGAGGCTTTGAAGGAGTCGAGCATATTGTCAACCAGGCCGATTTGCCCCGGATAGAGCAGGTCACGATCCATTAATATATCCTCTGATCTGAAACTAAAACCCACGCGGTAAAGCCAACCGGCATCCAATTGCTGATTTGCTGGTAGATAAGCGAGTCTGTTATCTCGCCAGGCAACGAGTCAGGATTTACAAGCGCAATGCCACCGCCGGCCACGTCTGGGCTGGCCAAGCTCACCAGGCCACCGCCACCGCCCGCCAACGGCGACGCGAAGGAGCCTAGCCCGTCGTAATTGCTGTAGACCGCCAGACCCGTAGCCGGCGGCGCGACGATGATAAAAACCTGGCAAGGCATTGTCAGCGTTCCCCATGCTGGCGCCGTCCCTACGCCGGCCGCGGGATTACCGAAACTCGCATAGGGTGCTTGATACCCGCCCTGTGCGACGCTGTTCAGTTCCGAACCAGCGCCCGCGGCCTGCGGATTCGCCAAGCTCGCCAGACACATACAGTCGCCGACACAGTTGGGCTGAAAGATAATCGGCGTATTGCCTGTTAGTTGTTCTAGCATTTGCATCATGCCGTCCCGCGTGCCGCGCGGGGCAATTAGATTATACTGTACGCGACTGGAATATGGCGAATCGGATTCATATTGCAAACGAGGCAGACCGCCGGCAAAATACCCTTCGGATATCAAGTCAAGGAACGACCCGCTCGCCGTCTGTACTCGAGACTGCGCCTTCACGAATGACAGCATGGCAAAGGCGGCGGAGAGCGAAGCCGCCGCCCCCTGCAGCGCCGCATAAAGCCGCGGCGCAGCAGACGGAAACCAGCCGGTCGGCAACAAACGCAGCAGGCGCGAGGTAAAGTCGTTTTGATCACCTAACGCCATTCAGTTCACCGTCACGCCGGCAACACGAACCACCGTTCCCGGCATGCCGCCAATATCCGCCGCGCCGCCGTTTAGCGTCAGCGCCGAAATATTGAGCACGGCCGAGGTGGCGCCGAATGCAAGCTGCGCCAGCTTGTTGTACGCCAACACCCCATTGGGTGGCGCTCCGGTAGCTGGCACCGCGGCAACAGCGAGCCCCCCGATATAAGTCGAAATTGCAGCCTGCACGATCGGTTGCGCGGCGGATTTGGCGGCAGCTGTGGCGCAGATAATCGTAAGCTCCACGGTCGCAAAAACCACCGTGGCCTGCACCACACTCACGGAGGCGCCCAGCGGCAGAATGGACGTTCCCGCGGCAGCTGCAGCCACCGCCGCCAGCGTGGCGCTAGGCGTAGTCCCAGACCCGTCATCAACCGCAATTACGCCATAGCCATAGGCAGCCGGTCCGCCGATCGTTGCAACGCAATTCAGCACGGCGCAGGTAAGGTTTTGCTGCACACCCAGAACTGCACTTTCCAGCGCAATCGGCGTACCCTTGGCCAGCGCGGGCAGGAACAGCCCGAACCGCGCCTTATAGGCGGCATCCGTCTCGGCGTTCATGCCATTCGTAAACGCCGCCGCGTTCGTTACTGTATCAACGCCCGGTATCACGCTCGCCACCAACCCGATCGCGCCGGCGATAACATTGCCCGCCACCCCCATTGCGATATTCTGACAGGTCACGGTTATGCTGGAAGTTCCGGCTGGAATAAGAAACGATCCGCCAGGGTAGGTGGTGCTGACCCCCTGCCAGGCAGCGTTCGCGGAGTCCGCCAGTATCGTAAAGCTCTGCGAACCGTCTGTTGTCTTTACCGTCGCCCCTACCGGCACAATGGCGTTGGCCGTCGTCACATAGCGCGAGAGGGCAATCTGCCCCGACGCCGACGCGCCTGCGAGCCGCGGACAATTAAATTGAGTACAGAAAGAATCTACATCCGCCCCGGTGGCCGTCATCACATTCGCGGCGGCAAGTACCTGCACAATCAGCCATTGCAGCCAGAGATACACGCCAGCAATCGCCCGCACGAAAGCGAGCATGGCAGATCCCTGGTTCATGGAGATCGTAAGGCCGCCGGCGGAAGCTGCACCTTGAATTGCCGCCACCATCATTGCAACTACCTGGTCGAACGTGAGAAGCGTAAGCTGCATATCAGGCTCCGATATTGAAGGAGAGCGCTTGGCTCTGCCCCGTTATTGCGTCCTTGAAGCTGATGTTCACGGTTACAACGGTATTCTGCTGCGTCACCCCAATCGTGGGCGCCGGAAGCTGTGCAACGCTCGCCTCCTGATAAATCTGCGAGAGGATGGCGTTGCTGATTGCCGCAAGATTTACCGGCTGCCCGACAAACTGCCCAAGCCCCGCGCCGTAGGTTTGTGCCCATAAATCAGAACCGGCAGACGTAAGCAAGCGTTTTATCACATGCTGTTGTGTCTCGTCCTGCACATACAGAAAGTCACCGCTGGCAGACAGATCAATATCCTGGCCAAACGAATGCGAAATATCGCCCATAACTTATCCTTGCGGTTGGCCTGTTTGTGTTTCGCTTCCGTCGCCCGGTATGTACGGGTGCGTGTGCGGCGTGAACGCTTTGCCGGCCGTATTGGTCTCAACCGAGACGTTCAAAGACCCGCTAATATTTACAGTAGTGTCTCCGCCGCTCGGGGCCGCGATATTCAGTTCGGTCGTGACGATCGAGATCGCGCCATCGGCTTTCAGGTAGAGTTGCGCGCCACTCTGATGTTGCAACAAGATTTCCCCCGCCTGCGCACCTTGCGGCGCCGCGTCGGCATCTGAATAATACCCGCCCCATGCAGTATAGTTCGCGCCGTCCGCTTCCTCGCAAATCAGCAGCACCTGCTGCCCGGCCTGCGGCGGCGCTACCGCGCACCAACCATTTCCGCCCAGCCCCGTTGCCCAGGACTTATACGGTATCCAGCCGGTTTCCGGCGGCGGTCCGTCGCTCGCCGGCGGCGCTGGCATAATCTGCACCTTCACCATTGGCGGGGCTGGCTGGTAACTGGTGATGATCCCGCGCTTGTTCGCCCCCATCAGCGCCACAATGGATCGAATTTCGCGGCGCTGCGCAGCGGTAAAGCTCATGTGAATCCCTTTAGAAGCTGGGGCTCTCCCCGATCTGCGCGCCCGTATCGTCATCGTACAGAAAAAGATCGGAGGAAAATTTGGCCCGAATATCTGTACGCGCCCCGCCCTCGAAATCCACAGAGTAGGTTATGCCCTGCTGGAAATAGGTCATGTCGTAATCGGTGCCCGTGCCGCTCACCTGAATCACGGTGTCCGGCGTCATCAGCGCAAGCGATGGCACGCTGGCAGAAATCACCCGTTCATGCTGCGAATAATCGAGCGCCAGTTGCTGCGCCTTTTGCAAGCACTGCGCCTGGTTCAGATTCGGCACCAACACCAGATATTTGCTTACCGGATCGGAAGAACTTGTGTCCGGGTCTTTCGTGTGCGACCGGACCGTCGCGGAATAGGTCTGTTTTTTTCGGCTGTGCCAACTCCGCACGGTGACGGAAACGTCACGCGCCACCGTCAAATTCCGTTCCATCCGCAATCCTTCGACATTCGAAACCAGCTCTCCGGCTGCGTTGCGCGTGAATTTGATCGCGAATACCGGCGGTTGCGCCGGTGTCGGGTTAAAGTACAGCGTACTGCCGAATACGTATGGCATCACCCCAATCTGGCTGCCCAAACTGCACAGCAGATCCCATTCGTTGGTTGCCCGCGCGAAATCCCCCGAATGAATCTCATCGTAATCCGCATCATAATTGCGCCCCACCAGCGTGGCAGACGCGGTGATGCTGGTCTGCATCCCGTGCTCCGCCGCAAAAGCAGTGGCAATCTGGCTGGGCGTCTGGTTCCGATAGGTGGCAACAATCCGGGCGTCTAGCATCGGCGCTGTCAAGTCTCGCCCGGCAGCGCAAATGCTGTTCGCGATCGGATCATACTGTTGACTGTCAATGTTGCCGATGATGACCTGTTGAAAGGTCACGCCATCGGTGGACAACTCAATGGCAACCAGCATCGTCTTGCTCGCCGTGGCCGCCCACCAGGAAACCGGGAAGGCGTCATTCGGCACGAATGCTTTGACGATACCAAATTGCCCGGCCTGAAAGCAGAACGGCAGCGTCACCCAAAGAGATTTCACGCCGTCGAGAACCGTCCCATTCATCGTCACCCGGTAGCGCGGC